TGTTCGCCGACCAGGAGCAGCGCACCACGGCGCAGGCGCTGATCGACGCGGCCGCGCAGGCCGTGCTCGACCTGGTGGCCGCGCGTGCCGCGGCCCGTGCAGCGCCGAGCGAGCCGGAGGTGCAGCCGTGATCGCCCTGGCCATCCTGCTGTACCTGCTGCTGGCCATCACCGCCCCGCGCGGGCGTTTGCGGCTGGTGCTGGTGGCGCCGCTGCTGGTGCTCGACGCCGCCGGCAACGTGCTGATCGGCGGCTCCTGGCGCAACACCCTCTCGGGCGAGGCGCACGCGCACCGCACGCGCCGCTGGTGGGGCTGGACCGAGACCCTGATCGACGGCCTGTTCTTCTGGCAGGTCGACCACTGCAAGGCGCAGGCCGAGCGCGAGCGCCAGCACGGCAGCGTGTGGGCCGCCTGGGCCGCCGACTGGAACCTGGAGAACTGAGATGCCGCAGAAATTCGCCAACAACGCCCGCGCGCTGCTCACCGGCAGCATCACCGCGGCCTCCACCAGCCTGACCGTGGAGGCCGGCAAGGCCGACCGCTTCCCGGTGGCCAACACCACCAGCCACGCCACCCCGCTGGACTGGTTCAAGATCGGCGTGACCGACACCGCCGGCAACCTGGAGGTGATGTACGTGGGCACGCGCCCGGCCGGCTCGGGCAGCTTCAGCGTGCTGCTGCGCGGCCAGGAGGGCACCACCGCGCGCTCGTTCGCCGCCGGCAGCTTCGTGCAGAGCAGCCTGACCGCGCTGGACGTGCAGAACGTGCTGGCGGGCCTGTTCTCCTACCTGGGCGTGGTGGGCGCCGGCCCGGTGCTGGAGGTGTCCAAGACCGGCACCGGCGCGGCCGCCGGCGCGCTCTACATCAACGGCGCGGGTGAACTCGCATTCGCCCAGTCCAACGGCTCGGGCGGCATCACCGCCGATCGCGCCAAGCTCAATCTGACCACCGGGCTGCTGACCGCCGCCGACCTGGCGCTGACCTCGGACGAGCGCCTGAAGAAGGACTGGCAGGACGTGCCCGCGGACTTCCTGCAGCAGCTGGCCGGCGTGCTGTGCGGCACCTACGCGCTGGTGGACGGGGGCGGCGCGCGCCTGGTGGGCGTGGGCGCGCAGAGCCTGCAGGCGGTGCTGGCCGAGGGCGTCAACGAGGACGCGCAGGGCCAGCTGCAGGTGCGCTACGGCCAGGTGGCGCTGGTGGCGGCAATCCAGCTGGCCGGCCGCGTGCTGGCCATCGAGCAGCGGCTGGCGCGCCTGGAGGCCGCCGCGGCATGATCCCGCTGACCGGCACCCTCACCGGCGCTGCGCTGCGCGCCGAACTCGGGCTTGGAAGCGGCGCCATCGCCTCGCTGCTGGCGGTGGACGGCCTGCGCCGCCTGACCAACCAGCCCACCGGCCCGGTCACCCTGTCGGCCGCGCGCGGCACCGCCTTGCTGCGCGCCAGCGCCGAGCAGCAGGCCGCCACCATCCTGTGCGGCAGCCCCGCCGCCGCCGGCGCCTACCGGCTGGTGATCGAGCCGGGGGTGGTGGTGGGCTCGACCAGCAGCGCGGTGGCCGCGCTGGACACCGGCCAGTTCCCCTCGGGCTCGACGCTGGCCATCGACGTGTACGGCAAGGTGCTGGGCGCGGCTGGGCCGGCCGGCTCGGGGGGTGCGGGCGGCGCCGGCGGCGCGGCCATCAAGGCCAACTACGCCGGGCAGACGGTGACCGTGCGCTACAAGGCCGGCGGCGAGATTCGCGCCGGCGGTGGCGGCGGCGGCAAGGGCGGTGCCGGCGGCACCGGGGGCACCGGCGGCCAGGGCTACTACAACACCAGCAGCACCGAGGGGCCGGCCTATGCCGCGGGCTCCTACGAGGTGGAGCACGTGCAGGGCTCGGGCACCTGGACCTTCCGCTGGGGCGGCGGCATCGTCGGCACCAGCGGCGGCACCTCGTTCACCTCGGGCCCCTACACCTACACCACCGGCGGGCTGGTGACCACCACCTCCGTCGGCAGCGGCGAAACCGGCGACCAGGTGTTCACCGACCATTACCAGGTCTACCGCACCACCGCCGGCACCGTCATCACCAACGGCGGCGGCGGTGGCTCCGGTGGCGCGGGCGGCTCCGGTGGCCAGGGCCAGGGCTACAACCGCCAGTCCGCGGCGCAGTTCGGCTTTGCCGGCTCGCTGGGCAACGGCGGCGCCGGCGGCGGCACCAACGCCGGCACGGGCGGCACCGGCGGCCAGGGCGGCTCCGGTGGTGGCGGCGGCGCCTGGGGCGTGGGCGGCTCCGGCGGGGCCACCGGCTTTGCCGGCGCCACCGGCAACTCGGGCAACTACAGCGCCGGCAGCGCCGGCAGCGCCGGCTCGGGCGGCTTTTCTGGCGGCGCCGCCGGCAACGCCGTCATCAAGGGTTCGGCCAGCGTGACAGTCATCAACGACGGCGGCACCATCAGCGGCCCCGTCAGCTGAACAGGAGGAAGGACAGCATGAAGATCAACTACCGCGTGACCGCGCACGACGCGACGCTGCACACGCTGCAGGTCGAATACTCGACCCCGGACGCGCCGGGCAAGGTGCTGCCGATGATGTTCGCCATCCCGGTGGTGGACGGCCAGCTGCTGGCGGGCCCGGCGCTGAACGAGGCCATCGCGGCGCAGGCGCCGGTGTTCGGCTTGAAGCGCATGGCCGAAGTGCACGGCGCGGGCGAGCCCGATCCGGCAGCCCTGCTGGCCATCTGCGGCGAGACCGACGCGACCGCGCCGCGATGACCAGCCTGAACGCCAAGAGCTTTCGCCCGGCGGTCCCGCGCACCGAGGCGCGGCTGCTGCAGGGCAACTACGCCCAGGTCGCCCTGGCGTGCAAGCTGCTGCGCGGCTCGTTTGAGCCGTTCAAGGGCCCGAGCCTGGTGCGCACCTCCCCGCAGCCGTCGATCGGCACCGCCTGGCGTTATCGCAACGCCGGGGTCGACTACTGGCTGGAGTGGGTCGCCGGCGGCGTCGACGTGGTGCGCAGCCCCAACTCGCAGGACGTGCGCAACCGCATCTACTGGGCCGGCGACGGCGAGCCGCGCATGGCCGCCTTCTCCGACGCCATCAGCGGCGTCAGCTCCTACCCCGGCGCCTGGTACGTGCTGGGCGTCTACATCCCCGGCGCCATCCCCACCATCACCCAGACCGGCGGCTCGGGCGCGCAGGAAACGCGCGCCTACATCCACACCTTCGTCACCCAGTACGGTGAGGAGGGCGCCCCCAGCCTGCCCAAGATCGTCACCGGGTACAGCAACGCCACCAGCTGGGACATCAGCGGCATGGAGACCGCGCCGCCCAACTCGGGCACCGTCTCGGGCGCCGTCTACCAGGGCAACAGCCTCACCCGCGTGACCGTGGACACCACCCGCGGGCTGGCCGCCTACGAGCAGGTGACCTTCGCCTCGGTGGTCGGCATGACCGACCTGAACGCGACGCTGACCATCGCCTCGGTGGTCGACGCCACCCACATCGACGTGCAGCTGGTGACCGGGCAGACCTACACCTCGGGCGGCACCTGGGCGCGGCGCGCACCGCACAACACGACGAACATGCGCCGGCGCATCTACCGCACGGTGGGCACCAACGCCGACTACAAGTTCGTCACCGACATCCCGGCCTCGCAGACCACCTTCACCGACAACATCGCGGCCACCGCGCTGGGCGGCGCCTGCCCCTCGATCGACAGCTACACCCCGCCCAAGAACGCGGTGGGCATGTGCTCGCTGGCCAACGGCTCGCTGTGCCTGGTGGCCGGCAACGAGGCGTGTTTCAGCGAAATCGGCAAGCCGCACAGCTGGCCGCTGGGCAACCGCTACTCCTTCGCCGGCCAGGCCGTCTCGGCCACCGCCGTGGGCAACTCGGTGGTGGTGGGCACCGATGCGGCGCCGGTGATCGTGGTGGCCACCCGCCCCGAGCAGGGCCAGGCGGCCAAGCTGGAGGGCGACGCGCTGCCGCCCAACATCGCCAAGCGCGGCACCGTGGACACCGGCAAGGGCGCCCTGTGGCCCTCGCACGATGGCCTGTGGCACGTGACCCCCGCCGGCGCCACCAACGTGGTCGACAAGCTCTACACCTTTGAGCAGTGGAAGGCCATGCGGCCCGAGACCTTCAAGGCCGCCTTCGTCGACCGCGACTACTGGGCCATGCACGACACCACCGACGGCAGCACCAGCAAGCTGCTGCAGCTGGACTTCACCACGCCCGACGGCATCGTGGAGGTCGACGACCAGTTCGACGCCCTGTACGCCAACCCGTGGGACGGGCGCATGTACGTGGCCAAGGGCCCCAAGCTGTACCTGTGGGACGAGGACGACACCAACCGCTACCTGGGCGTGTGGCGCGGGCCGGACTACCAGCTGGGCAAGCCGGTGAACTTCACGGTGGCCCAGGTGCATGCCGACTACGGCCAGATCGTGCCGCTGGACCTGAGCATCCAGACGGCCAACATCGCGCTGATGGCCAACGCCGACAACGTGGACGGCGCGCTGGGCGTGACCCCGCTGATGGCGGCGCCGCTGGCCGGCTCGGCCATCCAGGAGCAGCCCGCGCAGACCGCGCGCCGGGTGCAGTTCACCCTGCTCGACAATGACCAGGTGAAGTTCACCCGCGACGTCATCAGCTCCAAGCCGTTCCGGCTGCCCGAGGGCTTCAAGACCGAGGTGTGCTCGATCCAGATCAGCGCCTCGACCAAGGTGCACAGCGTCACCGTGGCGCAGGGCCTGGAGGAGCTGAAGGAGACCAGCGTTTGAGCACGCCCACGCGCAGCGCCATCCCGCTGGCCAAGACCGGCGACGCGGCCGTCGACCGGGCGCTGGAGGCCCTGACCCAGAACCTGAACGGCATCACCGGCCAGGAGAAGAACGCCGACGCCCTGGTGCAGGTGGATGCGGCCAGCACCACCACCGCGGAGTTGGCGGCCCGGCTGAACGTCATCATCGAGCGGCTGGGCGGCACCCCGCGCGCCACGGTGGCACCGGCGCCACCGCCGTACATCATGGCGCCCGCCCCCGGCCCGACTCCGGTGCCCGCGCCCACGCCGGCGCCTGCGCCCACCCCGGCCCCGACCCCGGCGCCCATGTACAGCTCGCGCATCCAGACCGAGGACGCGGAGCTGACCGGCATCACCACCTCGCCCGACCCGGTGGCCGGCTACGAGGGCACCGGCCACGCCGACTGGTTCACCGGCAGCGGCCAGCGCATCCGCGCCACCTTCACCGGCGTGCCGGCGGGCACCTACCGCGTGCGCACCCGCTACTACGTGTTCGGCGCGCAGCAGAACTACATCGCCATCAACGGCGGCACCCCGGTGCTGCAGATCCAGGACACCGTGGGCGCCTGGACGCTGCAGGATCTGTCGAGCCTGTCGCTGGCCGGCGGCACCGTCACGGTGGACCTGACGCCCGACTACGGCTACTGCATGTGGGACTGGATCGAGCTGGTGCAGCTCAGTGCCGGCAGCGCCCCGGCGCCCTCGCCGCCGGCCCCCGCGCCGCCGGCCCCGGCCCCGGCGCCTGGCGCCGCGCCGCATTACCCCTTCGCCTCGCGGCTGGACCTCACGAGCGGCAGCTACCCGTACGGCATCAAGCCGACGAACTACACCGCCACCCAGATGGACACCAAGGTCAAGGCCGCCTACGACGCCTGGAAGGCGGCGCGCCTGGCGGCCTCGCCCTCGTTCGTGGGCGCCGGCATCTACTCGGGCGTGACCATCACCGACGGCTACCACGTGCAGTTTGCCGACCCGGCCGAGTCCTGCCGCTCCGAGGGCCAGGGCTACGGCATGTTGATCCTGGTGCTGATGGCCGGCTACGAGAGCAACGCGCAGGCGATCTTCGACGGCCTGTTCAAGGTGGCGCGCGCCCGCCCCGCCTATGGCATGCCCACCACGGCCAACGCGCACCTGTACCTGATGGAGTGGCGCCTGTACGCCAACATGGGCAGCGCCGGAGGCGGCTACAACGCCAGCGACGGCGACCTGGACATCGCGCTGGCCCTCTTGATGGCCCATCGCCAGTGGGGCTCGGGCGGCGCCATCAACTACTGGCAGGAGGCCCAGAACACCATCGCGGCCATCAAGGCGGTCAACTTCGCCTCGACCGGCGAGCAGTACCTGCCGCAGAACCTGTCGCGCACCTCCGACTACATGATCGGGCACTTCCGCTCGTTCAAGGCCGCCACCGGCGACACCTTCTGGGACACCGCGCGCACCCGAAGCGCGGCGCTGATCGCCGGCATCATCGCCAGCTACTCGGCCACCTACAAGCTGGTGCCCGACTTCATCTACAAGCCCGGCACCGACCCGCAGCCCTCGCCGGGCAACCTGATCGAGGGTGAGTGGGAAGGCTGGTACGGCCCCAACGCCTGCCGCGTGCCGTGGCGCTGGGGCACCGACTACGTGTGGAGCGGCGACGCCACCTGGAAGGGCTACGCCAAGGACATCGTTTCCTTCATCCAGACCGACTGCGCGGGCAACCCGTTCAACGGCCACGACGGCTGGATGCTCAATGGCGCCTTCACCAACAGCCACACCTACATGGCCGAGGGCATCCACGGCCCGGCCATGGTCGGGTGCATGGTCGATGCGACGTTCCAGAGCTTCCTGAACACCGAGTTCACCACCCACGCGGACAACTTCACCACCGACTACTACGACAGCGAGCTGCAGCTGCTGCCGATGATCGTGGCGTCGGGCAACTGGTGGAGGCCGCTGTGAACCGCGAAGCCCTGTGCCTGGCGCTGGCGCGCCACCGCGAGGCGATCCCGCTGGAGGTGGCGCGCGCCATCATCGAGGAGGTGTGCCCGGTGCCGGCCGCAGCGACGCCGATCGACGTGTACGCCCTGGACCCGGTGGCGCACGGCCCGTACACGATCGCGGCCGAGCGGCTGGCGGCGGTGCTGCCCGAGGTGCACCCGCTGCACCAGCTGCACTGGCGCGAGACCGAGAAGTACCGGCACGGCATCCCGATGGCGCCGGACTACCAGGCCATGATCGCGCGCGACGCGGCCGGGCACTGCCTGCAGCTGACGATCCGCCTGGAGGGCCAGCTGGTGGGGCACCTGCGCATGTGGCTGTGGCCGCGCTCGCTGCACACCAGCCGCCCGATCGCCGAGGAGGATGCGCTGTTCATCCACCCCGAGCACCGCGGCGGCTTCCTGGTGATGGCGCTGCTGCGCACCGCCGAGCGCTGGCTGCTGCAGGCATGCCCCGAGCTGAGCGAAATCAAGACCAACAGCAAGCTGGTGGCGCGCCGCGAAGGCGGCCCCGATGCCAGCGTGCTGATGCGGCGCCTCGGCTACCAGGCCGTGGGCCTGATGCATTCCAAGACCTTTATCCAAGGAGAGAGCCATGTGCAGTGAAGCGCCCGACACCAGCGGGATGAACGCCGCCGCCGTGCAGCAGGCCGAGCTGTCGCGCGAGCAGCTGGACTTTTTCAAGCAGCTGTACGCCGACACGGCGCCCGAGCGCGAGGCGGCCGCTTCGCGCCAGAACGCGATCAGCGACGCGCAGCTGGGGCTGATGAACCAGCAGCAGCAGCTGACCGACGAGGCCAACACGCGCTACAAGGGCACCTTCGTGCCGATCGAGGAGCGCATCGCGCGCGAGGCGATGGCCTACGACACGCCCGAGCGGCGCGAGCAGGAGGCCGGCCAGGCGATGGCCGATGTCGGCTCGCAGGTCGACCTGGCGCGCGCCGGCGTGCAGCGCGATCTGGCCGACCGCGGGGTGGACGCCTCCAGCGGCAATGCGGCGGTGGCGCTGTCGCGCATGGCGCTCGGTGAGGGCGCGGCCAAGGCAGCCGCCGGCAACACCGCGCGCAAGCAGGTCGAGACGATCGGCGCTGCCAAGCTGGCCGACGCCGCGGCGATGGGCCGCGGGGTGATGACCAACCAGGGCACCACCGCCAGCCTGGCGCTCAACGCGGGCAACGCCTCCAGCGGCAACGCCGGCACGGCGCTGAACACGGCCACCTCGGGCGCCAACCTGATGCAGGCCGGCTACCAGGGCGCCCAGCAGGGCCTGGCCGGCGCGGCCAGCACCTACGGCAACATCGGCCGCATCGAGAGCCAGGACAGCGGCGGCCTGCTGGGCGGCATCGGCCAGCTGGCCATGGGCGCCGGCGCCATGGGCCTGAAGTTCTCCGACGAGAACATGAAGGAGGACCGTGAGCCGGTCTCCGGCGAGCTGGCGCTGCGCGCGGTGCGCGAGATGCCGCAGGTGGAGAGCTGGCGCTACAAGAAAGGCTCGGCCGGCGACGACGGCGGCCGCCGCCACATCGGCCCGATGGCCCAGGACGTCAACCGGCACATGGGCAACAAGGCCGCCCCCGGTGGCGTGCTGGTCGATCCGACCGAGCTGGTGGGCATCACCCTGGCGGCGGTCAAGGCGGTGGACGCCAAGGTCGACCGCGCCCTGTCCCTGGCCTCGACGGGCCGCAAACACAAGGAGAGCAAGCATGGGTAACCTGGGTCGAGCGATCGCGCTGGCCGGTGCCGCCGTCGGCGGCTATGCCAAGGGCGCGCAGATGTACGACGAGGAGCAGCGCCGCAAGCAGGACCAGGCGGCGCAGAACGACGAGCGCGAGCTGCGCATGCGCACTGCGCGGCGCGCCGAGGCCGATCAGATCGCGCTGCGCGCAGCGGCCGCGCCGGTGCAGGACGCCGCCGGCGGGGTGACGGCGCCGCTGGATGCCGACAACCGCGACGTCGGCCAGGCCGACGGCCCCACGGTGGCCAACGGCCAACTGCGCCTGGGCACCGCAGCGCAGGCCAACACCCCCGAGGCGCGCGCCACCCGCATGGCCGACACGCTCACCGCCCAGGGCCGCCCCGATGCGGCCATCACGCTGCAGCGCCAGCAGGCGGCGCTGACCAAGGAGCAGGAGGAGCGGGTTCGCCAGATCAAGACCGAGGGCTACCAGGACACCATGCGCGCCATGATGACCGGCGACCCCGATGCCGTCGCGCAGGCGTTCAACAAGACCGGCTCGATGAAGATCGAAGGCCCGCTGAAGGTGGCCCCGCGCGAAATCGACGTGCCCGGCCTGGGCAAGGTGCAGAGCTTCGACTACACCGGCACGCTGGTGCGCGCCGACGGCAGCAAGAGCCAGGGCACGATCAACAGCCACCAGTTCGCCATGAGCCTGCTGCCCTACAAGGACCACCTGGAGGTGCTGGGCAAGGCCGGCGAGCGTGACAGCAAGGCGCAGCTGCGGCTGGCGCAGGGCGAGGCCCAGGTGGCGCGCGGCGAGGCGGCGGTGGCCCGCGCCGAGGCGGCCGCCACCCGCGCGGGCAACGCCGGCAACAGCATGAGCGTGCGCGAGCTGAGCGAGGAGCGCAAGCAGGCCACCTCCCTGATGGACAGCTCCAGCCGCGGCATCGCCGAGACCCAGCGCGCGATCGCGGCGCTGCGCAAGAACGCGATCCTCATCAAACCGGGCTCGCCCGACGCGCTGGAGCTGGACAACCTGCAGGGCCAGCTGCAGCGCCACCAGGCCGCCTACGACGAGTCGCGCCAGCGGCTGTCGGAGCTGCGCGGCAGCCGCGCGGCCCCGGCCCCGGCGGTGCCGACCGCCACCCCGGTGTCGGCCCCTGGCTCGGGCGGCACCGGCAAGCCCACGACGGGCGGTGCTGCCAAGCCCAGCGGTAACCAGCAGAATCGCGCTCGGCCGGCCACCAAGGCCGAGTACGACGCGCTGCCGCCGGGCACCACGTACTGGCACCCCGGCAAGCAGGAGTGGCTGGTCAAGGGCGGCAGCAAGTAACACCGAAGGAACGACATGGCGGGCAACGACTGGGGCATGAACGACGCGCGTGCGGACGCGCAGGGCAACGACTGGGGCGCCGATGACGCGCCGGCGGCGCGGCGCGAGCTGCCCGAAGGGGTGCGCCCGAGCGAGGCGGGCGCCGGCCGCGGCAGCGCGATGGACCCGCGCCAGCTGGGCGTGCCCGATGCGGCCGAGCGCGTGCCCCAGAAGATCGTGCCCGGCGCGCCGCCGCCGCTGGACTTCAAGCCGGTACCCTCCAACGGCGGGTTCGACCCCACGTTCGTGGTCAACCGCGAGCCCTACGGCTCGGTGCTGGAGGACCAGGGCGGCGGCGACGTGTCCAACGTGGTGGCCTCGCGCCGCGCCGGCGCCCAGGAGGATCTGACGCCCAGGCCGCGCATCGAGCCGCGCACGCGCACCGCCGACACCACCATGGCCGACAAGGGCGGCATGCTGCGCGACGCGCCGATGCCCGTGCGCGCCGCGGCGCAGGCCGCCGCCGGCGCTGCCGAGGGCGCCTGGGGCACGGTGCGCGCTGGCGCCGACATCGCCGACAGCCTGGGCGTGCCAGGTGCCGCGGCGGCGGCGCGCTTTGCCGGCAGCGCCGCGCAGGGCGCCAAGCAGTACCAGGAGGGCATGGGCGATCCGCTGCCCAGCACCGACTTCGGCCCCGACAGCCCCGTGCCGTACCTGCGCAAGCAGGCCGAGGGCGCGGCCAGCTCGCTGGGCACCTCGGCCGCCTTCGCGGTGGGCCTGGGCGCCAAGGCGGTGATCCCGCTGATGTCGATCCAGTCGGCCGGCCAGCAGTACCAGGCCGCGCGCGAGGCCGGCCTGGAGCCGGGCGCCGCGCTGGCCAACGCCATCCCGTACGGCACCTTTGAGGCCATCGGCGAGAAGTTCCAGGGGCTGGACAAGGCCGCCGCGGCGCTGCGCACGCTGATGACGCGCGGGGTGTCGGCGCGCGAGGTCAAGACCGCCGGCGACATCCTCATGCACGCGGGCATCCGCGAGGTCCCCGGCGAGGTGCTCACCTACCTGGGACAGACCGGGGTGGACCTGCTGCCGGGCATCGGGTTGAACCCCAACCTGACGGTCGAGCAGTTCATCGACGGCCTGCGCGACACGGTGGTGCAGTCCTCGATGATGGGCCTGGCCACCGGCGGCGGCGGCGCCATCGCAGCGGCGCGCGCGCGCACCCCGCGCGAGCGCAGCGCCGAGGACATCGCCCGCGCCAAGGGCTTCCTGGTGCGCCAGGAGCAGATCGACCGCATGGGCAAGGCCGGCGAGAAGGAGCTGGCCGGCCAGATGCAGCGCCAGCTCGATGGCGAGCGCGCCGAGGGCGAAATCGCCCTGATGGCCGACAAGCCGTGGGGCCGCAGCCCCGAGTTCGCGCAGCGCTACCGCGAGCTGCGCGCCGGCGGGGTCAAGCCGGCCGAGGCGGCCGCGCGCGCCTCGATGCACGCCAGCTGGGGCGAGCTGGCCGGCGGGGTGGGGCTGGACGAGGACGCCTGGAGGAAGGCCGCCGACGCCGCGGCCAAGCTGCCGCTGGACAAGGTGCCGGGGTTCTTTGAAGCGTTCACCGCGCAGATGGTCAAGAGGGGGCGGGCGCAGACCCTGCCCGAGGGCACCATCGCCGGGGCGGTGGCCGGGGTGCGCGACGACGCCACCCACACCGCGCTGGCCGACGTCTACGGCGAGCAAGCGCCCACGGCCACCATGACCGCCATCCAGGAGCTGGAGCGGCGCGCCGACGGCGCGGCACCGGCCGCTAGCGGATCAGAAACGGCCGTTCCTGAGCCACAAGCCGCGTTGCCTGCAACGAATGAGCCGCAAGGCGAGACGGCGGCCGACTTCGGCGCCGACGACCTCACGCGCAACGCGCACGGCATGCACGCCGGCGCCAGCTCGCCGAACAACGACAAGAGCGCCACGCGCGAGCAGATCCTGGCCGGCAACGCGCCGCTGGGCCACATGCGCATCGGCGGCATGGGCGCCTCGATCGAGAACGCGCCGGGCAGCGAGCGCATCGACCTGCACAACGAGCCGCCCAACTGGCGCACGCCGATGGCGCACGGCTACGGCTACGGCTACTTCAAGCGCACCGAGGCGGCCGACTCCACCCAGGCCAAGCGCCAAGGCATCGACGCCTTCATCCGCGAGGACATCCCCGAGAACTACGACGGCCCGGTGCACGTGATCGACCAGGTGGGCAAGGGCGGCCGCTTCGACGAGCACAAGGCCATCGTGGCCCCCATCTCGGATGCCCAGGCGCGCCAGGTGTACCTGGCGCACTACGAGCCGGGCTGGCAGGGCCTGGGCGCAATGCGCACCTTCGACACGTTCAGCGAGTTCAAGAAATGGGCCCAGGATGGACGAAAGAGCGACCCCGCCAACCCCGACGCCTTCGTGCGCAACCCCTTTGGCGAACACTGGAGCCTCAAGCCGGCCGCCCAGGCTGACGCGCGAGCAGCAGGAGATGGCCAGGCAGCACGGCCTGACGCCGCAGCAGGCAGCCCTGGTGCACTGGCCGGTGCGCAGCCCGTTGCAGTAACGCCCCTGCGGGTGGGCATCACCCCCAACGACGCCCAGCCGGTGTCGATCCGCGCCGGCGTCATCCATGTGGGTGAGGAGCCGGCCTACGACTACGACAGCGGCGAGCCGGTGCGCATCGAGGGCGGCGCCAGCGACGCCCAGCTCAAGCAGGCGCTGCGCCAGGCCGGCGCGCTGGGCCGCCGCCAGCGCTTCTTCGGCGGCGCGCGCCAGGAGCAGCCGGCCCAGCATGATGAACCGGCGCCGGACGCGCTGGTCAAGGCCGACGACGGCCAGCCGTTCAAGAGCAAGGCCCAGGCCCAGAAGGCCAGGAAGGGCCACCCCGACAAGCGGGTGGTGCGCATCGAGGGCGGCTGGGCGCTGGCCGACAAGACCGCCGCGCAGCTGGAGGCCGAGGCCGCCGCGGCGCGGCGCCTCACCGGCAACACCGGCGAGGCCGGCTCGCCCATCTCGGCGCACGCCTTCATCGCCGCCGCCGGTGGCCTGCAGCGCAGCGCCATGGCCGACGCCGGGTTCGATCGCAACCTGCAGGTGGGCAGCCGCTGGCTGTTCGCCGGCCAGGGCAAGGGCCTGACGATCGAGCAGGCCACCGAGCGCCTGGTCGAGGCCGGCTACCTGCCCGAGGGCGCCGGCCACAACCAGGCATTCGACCTGCTGCGCAAGAGCGCCACCCAGACCCCGCAGTACACCCCCGAGGGCTGGGAGCGCATCGCGCAGGCCGAGGGCCAGGCGCGCTTTGACGAGCACCTGCAGGCGCTGGCCGAGCAGGAGGCCCAAGGGGCCGATCCGTTCGCCCCGCTGGACCAGGATCTGCTGGACGAGGTGGGATTCGACGACCTGGACCCCGAGGAGCAGCGCGACTTCGCCGCGCTGGTGGCCGCGGCCGAGGCCGAGGGGATCGACACCGAGGCGATCCTTGAGGAAGCAGCCAAGCTGACGCAGAATGGAGACCTTCATGCCTACCACGCCGAAGTCACCCGCCTCCTTGCCCTCCAGCGCGCAGCCCGCGCTGGTGACGGCCGCGGACAACCTGCTGCAGCGCCAGGTGGTGGCCAAGGGCGGCCTGGCGCCGTCCAGCCGGGCGAGCAAGGCCGCCAGCCAGTACCTGGCCAAGCGGGCGATGAAGCAGCTGCAGGCCAAGCCGGCGACCAACAAGGCGCCGTAGAGCGCGCGCGCATCACGCGCGACACCCCCGCCCCGCAAGGCACCACGATCGTCGACGGCCAGGGCCGCCAGTACCGGGTCCACGTCAACCGCGGCCACGGCACGCTGGTCACGCATCCGATCGTCGACGGCAAGCCCCAGGTCAGCGCCGACACCGCGGTGCGCTTCTGGGTCGGCGGCGACGACATGCAGCCGGCCGGCGAGAACGACCGCACCGACCCGGTGTACCGGGCCGACCGGGAACTCATCACGCCCAGCCAGGACGAGAGCATCGGGAAGAACGATGCGGGCGAGCCGCTGTACCGCCGCAAGGACGGCTCCGTCTATCGGATGCATGCGGGCAAACCCGACTTCGGCGGCGACCTGGCCGCAGTCGGGGGCGACCTGCTGGGCGAGGCGCCCAACGCCAGCCAGCAGGAGGCGGCCCGCCTCAAGGCCGAAAAGGACGACAAGGCCCGCCGCGCGCGCGACGCCGCGCCGGAGGCCGACGGCTTCATGCTCACCGGCAGCGATCGCGCCGCTGACGTCGGTGCTGCCGCCGGCCAGAGCGACATCTTCGGCCAGGACGACAAGCCCGATCCGCGCCAGCCCGCGCCGGCCGACTGGCGCGAGCGCGCCGCCAAGAAGGCAGCGGCCGACCCGGTGGCAGCTGCGCGCAAGGAGCTGAACGACATCGGCCGCCGGCTGGACCGCGGCAAAGGCAGCAACCCCGGCACCAAGGTCTCCAAGGCCGAGGAGGCCAGGCTGCGCGCCCGCATGGACGAGCTGAAGCGGATCATCGTCGAGGCCGACGCAGCCGAGGACCGGGCCGCCACCGCCGACACGGTGGTCAACGGCCAGCCGCGCACCACCGACAACCCGCGCGAGTGCCTGCTGCTGATGGCGTGCGGTGCCGAGAAGAACATTCCGCACGGCGGGGCGGCTGCCGGCGACGCCTACACCGGCCCGCTGTGGCAGACGTTCCGCAAGCACGCGCCGGCCGGCGTCATGGCGCAGCCCGACCTGGCCATCCTGTCCGCGAAATACGGCTTCGTGGGCCGCGGCCAGAACATCGACCCCTACGACGAGAAGATGACCGCCGAGAAGGCGGCCAAGATGGCGGCCACACCGCAGGTCGATCGCCTGGCATCGCCCTCCAAGACCGTCTACCGCGACGTGCAGCTGGTGGGCGGCGCCGAGTACCGCCAGGTCATGCGCGCGTACGTGGCCGCGGCCATCAACCAGGGCCTGATCGCCCCGGACGCGAGCATCCGCGAGACCACCGGCGTCAACGACAACGGCAAGGGCATCGGTGTGCACCGCGAGCAGCTGGCGCAGTACCTGGACGGCTTCGCTGCCGAAGGAGCAAGCAAGCCGGCAGGTGGTGAGCAGCAGGAGCTGCTGGCCCCCGGCATGCCCGAGGCGGCGCACCCCGAGCCTGGCCACGAGCCGCTGCCGATGCCGCAGGAGGCATTCGGCAAGGCGCTGGAGAACGTCGAGCCGTTCCTGCGCGGGGTGGGCGCCACCACGGTGGTGACCGAAAAGCGCGCCACCGAGACCATCACGCCCGAGGAGGCCGCGGCCCGCCTGCAGGAGTGGAAGGCCGAGGCCCGCCGCCAGGGGCAGACCGGCGCCAACGCCAGCAAGATGGTGCTCAGCCTGTTCGATGCGAGCGGCGTGTGGTCCCAGCCCTGGGTAGACGCAGGCTACGACGTGCGCACCTTCGACATCCAGACCGGCGAGGACATCAACGACTTCAGCAGCGAGTACCTGCTGGACCAGCTGGACCTGCACGACGTGCACGTGATCCTGGCGGCGCCGCCGTGCACCGACTTTTCCAGCTCCGGTGCGCACGCCTGGAAGAAGAAGGACGCCGACGGCCGCACCAAAGCCTCGATCCGCCTGGTGCAGCAGACCCTGGCCACCATCGAGCTGATGAAGCCCACGGCCTGGGCGCTGGAGAACCCGGTGGGCCGCATCGCCAAGCTCAATGGCCTGCCGCCGCCGTCGCTGACCTTCCAGCCGCACAACTTCGGCGACCCCTACACCAAGCGCACGCTGCTGTGGGGGAACATGGAGACCGAGCTGCCGCTGGCCAACGTGGAGCCCACCCAGGGCTCCAAGATCGCCAATCTGCCGGGCGCCGACAAGTACGGCCGCAGCCTGACCCCCGAGGGCTTCGCCTACGCCTTCTTCATGGCCAACAACGCCCAGGCGCTGGGCGTGAGGGGCGTGCTGGCGCGCGAGTTCGCCAACGTGGCCGACGACGTGCGCGCGGCCTACGACGCCGGCAAGGCCGCTGGCATGCAGGACCACGAGATCGAGGGCGAGCTGCGCGATGCGGTGGGCGATGCGTACTACGGTGGGGCGTTTGAAGATGCCGCCGAAGGTGCGCGCGAGCTGGCCGCCGAGTGGGGCAAGAAGGCCAAGCCGGCCGCCGCTCCCGCCAGCAGCCTGGCCGAGCGATGGGACGCCATGACGCCGGCGCAGCGCAGCGACCTGCTGAAGGCAACCCAGGCCAAGCCCGAGACGATCGAGCGCACCAGCGCCAAGAGCTGGGGCGAGCTGAGTGACAGCTGGCACCGATCGCTGACTCGCGTGCTGGGCGACAAGCCGGCCGCCGCGCCGAAGGCCCAGACGGCAGCCGCGGCGCCGGCCGCCGCACCCGCACCGACCGCGCCCCCCAAGCCCAAGCACAAAGCGCCCGCGCTGCGCGCCGCCGGCCAGAAGCTGGTCGAGCAGGGCCAGGCCGAGGAAGGCAGGGACCGTCTGGCCAACACCCACAAGCGCGCCGCCCAGGCAGCCAGCGCGAGCGCCGCAGCCCGTGCCCAGGTGGCCATGGGCAAGACCATGCAGAACCTGGCTGACGCCATCGAGGCCGGCCAGGCCGACAAGCTGGTGGGCGTGACCAGCAAGGCCCAGGTGGAAGCCCTGGACCGCGCCATTCTCTCGGCGATGAATGAACGGGACCGGGCCGAGAACAAGAGCTACGCCCAGACCGAGAAGGAGAAGGGCCGCGCGCCGGACGCCAAGGACGTGCAGTACGCCAAGCTGCCACACCCGAGCTGGAATGTGGGCGGCGCCACCCCGCAGCGGCTGGAGGAGGCCATCAAGGGAAAGAAGGGCGTGAAGGAGGTGCAGAAGCTGCTGCGCATCCCGCCCAGCGCCGAGCTGCTGTCCGCGCTCAAGAAGATGGGCGTCAGCCAGAAGGACATCGACTACGCCCTGGGCTGGTGGAACCAGGAGGCCATCGCGCGCCTGGGCCGCTTCGCGCGCATGGGCATCACGACCGACGCCGAGCTGCGCACCGCGCTGAATCAGTACATCGAGCACCGCGACGGCCCGAAGGCGGAAGACCCGGTAAAGGCGCTGGAGCGCCGCCTGATCGGCCAGAAGGTCGGCATCGACTTCTTCCCGACGCCGGCCAGCGTGGCCCAGCAGATGGTGCAGCTGGCCGGCGTGAAGCCTGGCATGCGCGTGCTGGAGCCGTCCGCGGGCAATGGCAACATCGCCGACGCCGCCAAGGCCGCCGGCGCGCGGGTGGAAGCGGTGGAAATCTCCGACAGCCTGCGCGAGCTGCTGGAGGCCAAGGGCCACCGCCTGGTGGGCCGCGACTTCATGGAGCTGGAGGCGCCGCATCAGTACGACGCCATCCTGATGAACCCGCCCTTTTCCAACCGGATGGACGCCGAGCACATCCAGCGCGCCTGGACCATGCTCAAACCGGGCGGCACGCTGGTGGCCATCGCCGGCGAAGGGGTGTTCTTCGGCTCCGACAAGAAGGCCCAGACCTTCCGCGAGTGGCTGGACGAGAACGGCGCCGAGGTGGACAAGCTGCCCGCTGGCACCTTCAAGGACACCCAGCTGCTGGCCACCACCGGCACCAACGCGCGGCTGATCTTGCTGGCCAAGCCGGGCGGGGACGAAGATTCCCCGCGACTGGCGCGTGGCATCTGGAAAAGCGAGCTGGCCTCGGCGATCGAGGGCTCCACCATGAAGGCCGCGCCGGCGCAGGGCTGGCAGGAATACCTGCGCGGGCTGCCCAAGAAGGGCATCAAGCCCGATGAAATCGGCTGGAGCGGCATCACCGACTGGCTGGCCCTGCAGGACCCGCGCGCCAAGGTGTCCAAGGACGACGTGCTGGCGTTCCTGGCCGACCACGGTGTCCAGGTGGGCGAGGTGCGCCTGGGTGGCCAGGTGCCGGACGAGCCGGACCTGCACATCACCGACCGGCAGCAGATCGAGCAGGGCGAATACCACGACCCGGTGTTCGATGAGGACACCGGCGAGGTGATCGAGCCGGGCCAGGACTACACCTACCTGACAGAGCTGACGGTGGAGGACCGCGAGAGCGGCGACCAGTTCATCGTCACGATTGACGAGGAGGCGGGCAACGTCACGGTGCAGGGCCCGGGCGGCCAGTTCATCGACGTGGCCGCGCCGATGAACCAGCAGGATGAGCAGGATGCGCTCGATGCCATCCGCCAGCACCTGATCGACCAGCAGAAGGCCGAGGCCGGCGGCAACGACGTGCACGGCCCCACCGAGTTCCACGACTGGAAGGCCATCAAGGAGGGCGGCGAGAACTACCGCGAGCTGCTGCTGACGCTGCCGCGCACGCCGGGCAAGACCCTGGTGGGCCGCGAGGCGGTGTTTGCCAAGTGGAAGCCGCAGATCGAAGAAGCGCGCAAGGCGATGGACGCCACGATGGGCGGCTCCATGCAGGAGCGCACCGACGCGATCGCCGCCTACGACAAGCTGGTCGACCAGCGCAACGAGGAGGCTGCCAGGACCGCCGGCGAAGTGCCCGACTTCACCGACCACCACTGGGGCGACACCGCCAACGTGCTGGCCCACGTGCGCTTTGACGAGCGCACCGACGCCGACGGCAAAAAGGTGCTGTTCGTCCACGAAATCCAGAGCGACTGGGCCCAGAAGGGCCGCAGCAAGGGGTTCGACGTGCCCACCGGCATCAAGCCGGTGAGCGAGGAAGAACTGCGCGCCTTCACCGACCAGCTGGCCCAGGACTACGCCGACAAGCTGCGCGCCGACGGGGTGGATGGCGCCGAGGCCGAGCGCCGCGCCGCACGCGCCCAGTACCCGCAGATGGCCGAGGCGCTCGGTCGCGCGCAGCAGCTGCAGGACATGCAGGCCGGGCGCGAGCAGGCGCTGAGCGGCAAGAAGAAGGCCATCCCGCCTGGTCCCTTCGTGATGTCCACCGACGCCTGGGTGGCGCTGGCGCTCAAGCGCATCGTGCGCTACGCCGCCGACGGTGGGTTCGACAAGGTGGCGTTCGTCACCGGCGAGCAGAACGCGGCCAACTTCGGCCTGGAGCACCAGGTCGACAGCATCGCCACGACGTTCTACCGCGACGCGGATCGCAAGATCGTGCGCGAGGTGCGCATCCACCCCAACCGCGGCAGCAGCATCGATCTGGGGGTGAACGAGGACGGGGTGGTGTTCTCGGCGCCGTCGAGCCTGGCGCAGGCCAAGGACCAGCCGTTGAGCGAGGTGATCGGCAAGGAGCTGGCCGACAAGATCATGGCCCACGGGCCCAGCGCGCCTGGCGCACGGCCCACCGCGCTGCCGGAGGGCTACACCATCAGCATGGACCGGCACAGCGACCGCGACCGGCCATTCACGGTCATTCCGCCCGGCCAGATGCACGGCCAGCCGTTTGCCGGCCGGCACGCCACCGAGCAAGAGGCCATCGAGGCCGCGATTGACCGCATCGTCGGGCTGTCCAACGACAAGCCGCTGGTGCTGTCCGGCGACGGCCTGCGGGTGGGCGGCGACGGCATGCGCGCCTTCTACGACAAGATCGTGCCGGCGGCGGCCAACAAGCTGCTGGCCAAGATCGGCGGCGGCAAGCTCACCACGGTGACGCTGCCCGAGGGCCTGGACAACTGGGAGGTGTTCAAGGGCGCCCGCGCGCTGTCGGGCATGTCCGAGAACCAGTGGAACAACACGCCGGCCCGCGAGGTGGAGGTGTGGCGCCAGAAGTTCCTGGCCAGCCGCGTGATGGGTCAGCCCGGCTTCGACATCACCCCGCGGATGAAGGAGCTGGCGGCCGAGGGCATGCCGCTGTTCCGCCGCCCCGAGGGCGAGCGCGCACCGATGACCCGCGGCGAGGTGGACGCCGCGCGCGACAAGCTGCGCGAGATGCGCCGCCAGGCCGCCGGCGCGGCGCGCGAGGACGTCGAGCGCATCGTCAACGAGCTGCGCGCCGACTGGGCCAGCGGCCCGCGCATCCGCGTGGTGGCCTCCACCCAGGACATCCCCACGGCCGTGCCGGCCGACACCCGCGGCATGCTGCACGAGGGCACCGTCTGGATCGTGGCCAACGCCCACAAGAAGGGCCAGGGGCTGCGCCAGGCGGTGGGCATCACCCTGGCGCACGAGGCGGTGGCCCACTACGGGCTGCGGCGCCTGCTGGGCCGCAAGGACTGGCAGCAGTTGATGGCCAACATCCAGCTGGCCATCGCCTCGGGCAACAAGCCGCTGCGCGCCATCCAGGACTACGTGCGCCAGGCGTACCGCAACGCCGACGGCTCGTTCACCCTGTCCAAGGACATCGAGGCCGACGAGATTGCCGCGCGCGCGATCGAGCAGGCGGTCGACCGCGCCGGCAACTTCCGCCCCGGCCTGTCGTTCCTCAAGGCGGTGTGGGCCAAGGTGGCCCAGGCGCTGCGCAAGATCGGCATCAAGGTGCCGTTCACGAACGCCGAGCTGCAGGGCATGCTGGTGGCTGCCGCGCGCGGGCTGAAGCTGGGCCAGCGCCACGCGGGCACCGACAGCGCCGTCATCCGCGGCACGCGCTTCATGTACGGCGGGGTGGAGGCCGAGCGCGGCCCGCAGGGCGGGGCGATCGACTACAGCCAGCAAAGGGCATACCGCAGCCTGCGCGAGGCGCTCGACCGCGAGCAGGCCGGCTACAGCCCCGAGGAAATCCGCGAATCCACTGGCTGGTTCAAGGGCCCGCACGACGGCAAGTGGCGGTTTGAAATCAATGACCGCGACGCCCGCCTGGTGGGCTGGGACGCGATGC